CGTTCGGAGTCGGCGTGTTCAACCTGTTCTCGGGCAACGATGGTGCCACCTCGCTCTCCGACAACTACCAGTACATCGCACTCGGACAGGACCCCGACGACGATCCCGAGGGCTACTACCTGTTCCAAGACTCCGACACGGTCGATGTCAACCTGATCATCGGCGGTCCCGAGAAGACCTTCACTCCCGACACCGATCTCACCACGGCAAAGACCGATCTCGTCGGACCTTCGATCAAGGACATCGTGGATGCCCGCAAGGACTGCGTTGCATTCCTCTCCGTCCCGAACAAGAATCCCAACGACACGGATGCCACCAAGTTGAACCGTGCGCTTCAGTACAGGAACAACATCGGCTCCTCGTCCTACTGCGTCATCGACTCGGGCTACAAGTACCAATACGATGTCTACAACGACACCTACCGTTGGGTGCCGATGAACGGCGACATCGCAGGTCTGTGCGCCCGCTCGGATGCGAACTTCGACCCGTGGTTCAGCCCCGCAGGGTTCAACCGTGGTCAGATTCGTGGCGTGGTCAAGTTGGCGTTCCAACCCCGTCAGGCGGCTAGGGACACCCTCTACAAGAACAACATCAACCCCGTGGTCACCTTCTCGGGCGAGGGAACCGTCCTGTACGGCGACAAGACCGCCCTCACCAAGTCCTCGGCGTTCGACCGCATAATGTCCGCCGCCTCTTCATCGTGCTTGAGAAGGCTATCTCGACCGCTGCGAAGTACAGCCTCTTCGAGTTCAACGATGCCTTCACCCGTGCGCAGTTCCGCAGCCTCGTGGAGCCGTTCCTGCGGGATGTCCAAGCCCGCAGGGGTATCTTCGACTTCAAGGTCGTCTGCGACGAGAAGAACAACACCCCCGAGGTGATCGACAGCAACAGGTTCGTGGCGGACATCTACATCAAGCCGAACCGCAGCATCAACTTCATTCAGTTGAACTTCGTCGCCACCAAGACGGGCGTGAACTTCAACGAGTTCGGTGCCTGATTCGTGATGTTGGAAAGCCCGCTACATACGGAGAAGGAGTCCTAAATGTCACAGTTCAGCATCGACGCATTCCGTGCGAACCTCATCAACGGTCTTGCGAGGAACAACCTGTTCCTCGTGCAGGGAAATTTCCCTGGGAACAGCACGGGGGCGATCCAAGGTGCCGCCGCCATCGCAGGTGCGCTGTTCGGCGGTGCGGTCGGAGGTGCGGTGAACCAAGCCGCCGCTGCGGGCGGGGGCAACCCGAGTTCGCAGATTTCCTTCCTCTGCAAGTCGTCGAAGATTCCCAACTCGACCCTGAATGTCAACAACGCCTTCTACATGGGCAGGGCGTTCAAGTATCCAGGCGACAAGACCTTCAACGATTGGTCGATGTCGTGCTACAACGATGGTTCCTACGGTCTGCGCAAGGCGTTCGAGTCGTGGATGAACCTGATGAACACGAACCGCACCAATGTCGGTCCCAACGCCACGGTGGGCTACATGACGGATTGGACGGTCACCCCGCTCACCCGTGAGGGCAACCCCATCGCCCGCTACAAGTTGGTGGGCTGCTTCCCCTCCACGATGAGCGAGGTCACCCTCGACATGGCTGCACAGTCCGAGCCTTCGACCTTCGATGTCACGATTGCGTATCAGTACTTCGAGGTCGAGGGAGTGACCACCTAACCTCTAGGAGGGCATCTACATCATGGAACTCTTTGGCTTTAGCCTAGGGCGGAGCAAGAAGCAGAAGCAGCAGGACAAGGCGGCGAAGTCGTTCGTCGTGCCGACCTTCGACGATGGAGCGATCCCCGTCGAGGCGGGCGGCTTCTACGGTCAGTATGTCGATCTCGACGGCACCGTCCGCAACGACTTTGAACTCACGATGAAGTACCGTGAGATGGCGCAGGACCCCATCGTGGAGGTCGCCATCGACGACATCGTGAACGAGTGCATCATCATGGGCGAGAAGAAGTCGCCCGTGAAGATTCTGCTCGACAGGCTCGACACGCCCGACTCCGTGAAGCAGAAGATTCACGACGAGTTCCGCAACCTCCTCCGTGTCATGCAGTTCGAGACGAAGGGTGCGGAGATTTTCCGCCGTTGGTATGTGGACGGCAAGATTTTCTTCCACATCATCATCGACGAGGACAACCCGCAGAAGGGCATCATCGAAGTCCGCTATGTCGATCCGATGAACATTCAGAAGATCAGGGAATACAAGAAGGAAACCCTCAAGAACGGCACGAAGATCATCTCGGGCTACAGGGACTTCTTCCTCTACAACAAGGACAACCCCCGTGCGGGCGGGAATGTGGCGGGCATCAAGATCAGCGAGGATGCCATCGCCTTCTGCTCGTCGGGACTCATGGACAGCCGCTACAAGCGCACGGTCGGCTTCCTCCACAAGGCGATCAAGCCGCTGAACCAACTGAGGATGCTTGAGGACGCAATCGTCATCTACCGCATCTCCCGTGCGCCCGAGAGGCGCATCTTCTACATTGATGTCGGCAACCTCCCCAAGACGAAAGCGGAGCAGTATGTCAAGGACCTGATGAACCGCTACCGCAACCGCCTCGTCTACGATGCGGGAACGGGCGAGGTCAGGGACGACAAGAAGTTCATGTCCATGCTTGAGGACTATTGGCTTCCCCGCCGTGAGGGCAGCAAGGGAACGGAGATCACCACCCTACAGGGCGGTGCGAACCTCGGTGAACTCACCGATGTCATCTACTTTCAGAAGAAACTCTACCGCTCCCTCTGCGTCCCCGCTAGCCGCCTTGAGCAGGACAAGTCGTTCCACCTAGGTCGCTCGACGGAGATCACCCGTGACGAGGTGAGGTTCACCAAGTTCGTCCACAGGCTCCGCACCAAGTTCAGCGAACTCTTCTTCGACATCCTCAAGAAGCAGTTGATCCTCAAGAAGATCATCACGCAGGACGAGTGGCTTGAGATGAAGGAGGCGATCTACTTCGACTTCCTCAAGGACAACCTGTTCACGGAACTGAAGAACGCCGAACTCCGCAAGCAGCAGGTCGAGGAGTTGGGGAACATCAAAGCCTACATAGGTAAGTACTACTCTCACCTTTGGGTGCGCAAGAATGTCCTCAACATGAGCGAGTCGGACATCAAGCAGATGGACAAGGAAATCGAGGCGGAGCGCAACCAAGGAAAGATCGAACCCGACAACAGCCAATTCGGGCTTCAATGATCGGGAACAGGGGAACGGATGGGAAGGGACGAACCTCAACCTCTCGCCATGGCAATCGACGCTTTGGGTCAGTCGGACCCGACTGCGTTCAGGGATGCCGTCCATGCCGCCCTCCGTGCGAGGGTGCGCTCTAGCCTCGGCGGCATGAAGGCTGCGGTGTCGGAGTCCATCCTCGGGGAGAACCTGACGGGTGCCCCCTCGGCACCGCCTAGCACCAAGCCGATCAAGGCGGGCGACCTTCGCATCGTCCCCACCGCTGCGGGTGCCGCCAAGGACGACATCACCCTTGACCCGAACTTCGAGAAGGAGTTCTTCGTCAAGACGATCCCCTACAAGAATCAGAAGATCACGATCAAGCAGTTGGGGACGGGCTTCGGCAAGCCGATCCGCATCTACATCAACGACAGGCGTTGGGAGTTCTTCCCAGGTCCCAAGGTCGGCATCAAGGCTGCGCAGACCTACATCGACGAGTTGATGAAGGATGTGAAGAAGGACCCGCAACTCGCACAGGCGATGACTGCGCAGATCAAGCAGGACAAGGCTGCGGGAGTCTCCACCGTCCATGCCCCCGTCGATGCGGGCAAGCCGAACGAGGTCGCTGACGCTGCGGTCAAGCATGCGGATGCCCGACTGAAGGACAAGGAACTCAAGACGGGCGTTCCTGCGGGTGGCAAGAAGCCCGCAGCACCGAAGGCTCCCAAGCCTCCCGCACCACCGAAGCCGAAGCCGAGCAAGGAAGTGAAGCCGCAATGAAGATCAAGCCCGAAGACCTCCGCATCATCAAGGATGCCGTGGAGAAGGTCATCAAGAACAATCCTCAAGTGACCCTTGCGGCGTATCAAGCCAAGGGTTTGACCGATCTGCGTTGGCGTTTCGACTTGTTCCATGCTGCGCAGCGGTACATGCCCTCGGGCTTCGTCACCAACCTGTACAAGTACATGAACGACAGCACCATCGACACCGTGCTGCGGTCGTTGACGAAGTCACACGGATCGTCCAAGACCGAGTCATTTGTCGCAGAGTCGCACATGGACGACCTCAACGCCCTCATGTCGAGGGTCAAGCGCAGCGGGGACAAGGGTTCGATCAAGTTCGTGACGAGCCTGATCGCCGCCGTGAAGGATGGCGACAAGGAAGCGGCGAAGGGCATCATTCACTTCAACAAGGGCGAGGCGAACCTCGTTCCCGCCTCGGTGAGCAAGTGGATCAAGGAGAGCGCAGACATGAACATCCAAGAGGACGAGTGGGGCGGCGGCTTCCAAAGTTACGCCGATGCCCACAAGGAAGTCCAAGCGGGTCTGAAGGCTGATTACAACCGTGAGCGGGCGCAGAAACTCAAGTGGATCGTCCAAGTCATCCGTGGGGAGATCAGCAAGCAGAAGTTCAGGAAGTTGGCGGGCATCTCGTTCGACGAGATAATGAGTACCAAGTACGGTCGGAATTGGTATGCCAACCAGGTCAAGCGGATGTCGAAGAAGGCACTCGCTCCCGTGAATCCCCCCGCTCCCGCCGCTCCCACCACGGAGAGCGCAGACATCCACGAGAAGGTCGAGATCGACGGTCGCACCCGTGCCTACAGGAACACGGTGATGCGCCTTGAACAAGCCCGCAGGTTGCGGGAAGGAAGGGCTAAGGAGATGCAGGAGAACAAGTTTGGCGGTCTGTACGACGATGGCAGCGGCAGGGGTGCGATGATCCCCGCCCCCATCGACATCAACTTCCACGAGGCGATGAAGATCGTCGAGAAGTACCGCACCCTCCGTGAGAAGAAGAAGACCCTCTTCGGTGCCCCGAAGGGCAAGATGGAGGACTTGGAGGCGGCTGTCGCCATGAAGAACGGCAAGTTCTCCATGAGCGAGACGGAGATGTCCCCGAAGCAGAAGGAGTACAGGGCGTTCTTCGCCAAGGCTCTGAAGAAGTTCGGTCACAAGTCGCCCGCCGACATGGACGATGGCGAGAAGAAGAAGTTCTTCAACTGGATCGAGAAGAATTGGAAGGGTTGAGATGCCGAAGGTGACCGTCAAGTTCAAGGGGTCGAAGGCTGCAAGCGAGTTTGCAGCCAACTTCTCCATCTTGGACGATGCGGCGAAGGTGACAACGAGCGGGAAGTCCGCCACGGTCATCTCGTCGAACCCCAAGACGGTCGCATTGGTCAAGCAGATGGCTACGCAGGTCGTGGAGGATGTCAGGTTCGGAGGGATCGTGGAGTCGATGCTCCGTGGAATCCAAACCTGCATCTCGGAGGACAGGCGTGTGGCACTCACGCTGATCGACGGGTCTAGGCAGACGATGACCCCCGCTCACGCACAGGCGTTCGCCCGTGCGCACGACAGGCTTGCCGAGGAGAACCAAAGGGCGTTCCTCGTGCTTGCCTCGGAGAGCAGGGATGCGTATGCGGGGGCACTCGCCTTCGCCAACAAGAATGGAGACATGGAGTAATGGGCTACACACAGATCGTCAAGACTCAGAAGCGCATCGTCTTCTCCGCCAACGGAACGAACACGGGCATCGGTGCGACCACCTCGGCGTTCCTCGATGTCGATGGACTCACCGCTGCATACGGCATCTCAAAGGGCTTGCAGTATGTCCGTGAGTCGGGCATCACGAACGGATCGCCTTCGATCTCCAAGATCGTGTCGGGTTCGACCGCCTTCAATGTGCAGATGTCAGGACACATCGTGTTCACGGGACAGGGAAGCGGGGAGTACAACTTCGAGCGTTGGACCCTGAAGCATCCCCCGAACATCGACCCGAACGGCACCATCGGCATCAATGCGGGGTCGGGCACGGTCATCGTCGAGGTCGTCCTCTGACGGCAAACGCTAAATAACCGCAAAGGGAGAAGAGATGAAACTGATCTGCGAGGTAAACGAGGGAATCGAAGTCCTGACCGAGGAGAAGAACGGTCAGAAGCAGTACTTCATCGAAGGCACCTTCCTCCAATGCGACATCAAGAATCGCAACGGGCGTGTCTACGAACACAAGATGCTGACCTCGAAGGTCAACAACTACATCAAGGAGTTCGTGGAGCCTCGCAGGGCGTTCGGTGAACTCGGTCACCCCGAGGGACCGACGATCAACCTTGAGCGTGTGTCCCACATGATCATGGAACTCGCTCCCGATGGGAAGAACTTCTACGGCAAGGCGAAGATCACCGACACCCCCTACGGAAAGATCGTCAAGAACCTGATCGACGAAGGCGCTAGGCTCGGGGTCTCTTCCCGTGGAGTCGGCTCCCTTGAGGAGAGGAACGGTGCGTCCTATGTCAAGGACGACTTCCGCCTCTCGACCGCCGCCGACATCG